TACCATGTATTTGTAATTGACATTATATCAAATAATATTAGTTGTCAATGTTTTTACTTTTTCTTTGTAAATAGCCTTTAAGGTTTTTATGTCCTCAATGGTGTAATGTTTAGGTTGATGTTTACTCTCTAAGTAATTGACTGCATCTAGTCCAATCTTGATGATAAGGTTAATTCTATATTCCACTATATTCCCACTTAAATAATTGTTACAGGCACTACATTGTTTATGTACGTTAATCTCATCAAACCTTAGTTCAGGATGTGCGCCAGTTGTTAGGTAATGTCCTGCATGGTACTGGCCTGTATGAAATCGTTGGCAACTGATACAAGGTAAGTCTTTATCTCTTAGCCTAATGAATTGATTAAATACTGTCTGAGCTTCTTTAAGCCATTCTGATTTAGACTTAAGCCTAACCTTAGCTTCCCTTGTTTCTTTGCGTTCTGTCTTTACTCTGACAACTTTAGCATGGGTATAAGCACAGTTTGGTGAGCAGACTGACTGTAATGGTCTAGTTGGTGTAAACTTTACTTTACATATTTTACAGGTCTTGTCTTTAATAGGTTTAGTTATCATCAAAGTAAAAACCTATTTGGCTGCCCCATTCTTCTATCTTATCTTGGTACTCACCCATCTCTTTTGTGGATAACTTTGTTGTACTCTTAATTAACTCTACCGATTCACCACCAATTTCATCTTGGTATCGTAAGAATTTCCATCCCATAAGATCGTGTACCTTGTCCTGGTGTTCACCAATATACATACCTAAAGCATTATACAGCTTCCATAACCTTGAGTTCTGCTCTATTGATCGTGATGTTGTTCTTATCTTAGCTGATACCACATAACCTAAAGATAAATCTAAGGCTTGTAGTTTTGCAATTAAATAAGGTAAATTACTTTTTGACAGACTAAAGTTAGTAATCATATTGTTATTAGTTTAATTTTATCCACAGGCACGTTATAAAAGAACTCACCATTATTAATATATTTGTTACCTGATTCAACCAATGGTGAAGATAGGACTGTCTTATCTTTACATATAAAGCAGAATGAACCTTGTTTGTTAAAAGCTAATAGAACTGTGGGTAAGTCATTCGTTAGTAGTTTCTTTTTTCTACTGGGGATATGTAAAGTATTAAAGGTAAATACACCATCCCAAGCTGGTCTAACTTCTACTTCAACATAACCGACCTTAACATTATCTCTCATAGCTATTAGATCAACTGCGTACTCATTAAAATTATCTATTAACTCAATCCCATACAACTGTTTAAATAACTTGTAAGCTCTTAATCTACCAATCTCATCATAATGCTCATGAAGTTTAGTATCGAATTGTTTATTTAACATTATTAATTTCTAATGCTTTAGCTTTAGCTTCATGTGCTGTATTAAAGTAACCATGATTCTTGTTATGGTGGCTTAATCCAAACTTCTCACCATTAGGAGTTATGTACTTAGCTATTAAGAAGTCTTTACACTTAATACAGTAGTTATCTAATTTAAGCCATAACATTTAATGCTTCTTTAGCATATTGAACACTTTTGTCAGGAAAGTTTTTAGGATTAGCTAATATCCGCCTAGCCCATGCTTTATAGTCTGTCTTAGATACTAAACGATCAGCAACAAACTTAACCACGTTATCAGCATGACGCTTATTATCCTGTATAGCCAATGGTGAAGGAATTTTAGCAAATATTGTAACTTTATGTGAGCATAGTTCTTTAATATCGTGTGGTGTAGGTGGTTTGCTTGAATTATCTACCCATTGATTAAGTGCTTTCTTAACAACTTCAAATTCATAATTAGATAACATAGTCCACCAGGCTAATATTGTTTCTTTTGTTAATGGTGGTTTGTTAGTTAATTCCATTGTTACATTCAACATACCCCAAAACTGTTTTTTGTTTGAATCATCCATTTGTAATTACTCCCTGTTTAGGCTCTAACCATTCGTTAAATTCTTCATCAGATATAAATCCAAGACCTTTCATTTTCTTAACTGATAGCCCTTTCTTAATATTTAAACTACTAGCCTCATCACGCATATTCACAATCATTTGCAATAAGTAATTAAACTTTTTAACTTTTGCCTCTTTAGCGCAATTACAAAACTCTTCATTAGTAGCCCCAGCTTCTAATAGTTTTAAAAAAGTAGGATTACTTGGATTAATGCCAGTAATGTTAAACATTTTTAAAGAAACACAAACTGCTGATACTTTTTGCTGTATGTTTGTCTTCTCTTCTATTCTATTCTCTTCTATTCTATTCTCTTCTTGCATGACGTTATTTGATTTCGTCATGACGGCATCATGATTTAATTTAATATTTTGTATTAAAACACGCATTTTTGGGTTACTTGTTGCAGAACTTTGCAATCTTTTTGCTACTTTCATACAAGTAATTTTGCCATCACCATTTTCAAATAGTCCTAATGATACAAATCGTTTCATCATCTCTTCTACTTTTTGAGGTGTTGAACCAGTATTACGAGCTATTATTCTTGCATCATGCTTTACTTCAAAAGTTAAATTATCGGCAGAGGTTTTACCTACAATTAATTCTATACAATACCAATACAGGCCATAACCTTCAAGGCCATAATCTAATAGAACCTCTTGTAGCTTCTCATCAAGATTTGCATTTGAATCATGTCTAAACCATTCCATATTATTCTGCACTATTTTTAAAGTAAACGAATAAAGCCTCTACTACACTAAATCTTACATCACCATTATTCTTTAACTTTAATATCGTACTTCTAGTTAATTTTAAATGCTTAATAACACCAGCTACATTACACATAGGTTCATTAAGTTTTCTTACTACATACTCTTTGTTAGATTCCATAATTAATCTCCTTGATTTACATCATAAACCTATTTAATACAGAGTGCAAATAAATAAATGCAAAATAAATACTAAAATGCTTGCATTAGATTAAAAAGAGAGTAGAGTGTGAATTGTGGTAACGCAATTAACTTAATAACAGGAGATTTAAATGACTACATTCCCACTTACAGGCAACATTAACGATCCAGACTGGCCTGAAGAGTTAAACCCAAAAGATATTCAAGATGTTGTTGAACAATTCTTAACCTTTAATGCGCTTCCATTATCTTCATATATAGACGAAACAGAATTGTTATCTGACCAAGTACATAAAATCTTATTTGATGTAGAAGATGATAAATTAGGTCGTATTAAAGATTTATATGATGCTGAAATTACTCGTGTCGCTAAATGGGCCGAACAATATCAAAACACTATCCCTCACGCAACTTGGCTTGTTACTCAAGCATTGGAGTGTTAATCATGGAATTACTAATTATTGTTTTCTTTGCAGGTATTGTTACTGTAATTGTTCTTATTGATGCTTGGAGTAAATAACATGGCTAATGGAAACGAACAAATATTTGACGATATTCAAAATGAAGAAGATGCACAAATCAATCAAGAAGAATATGAGTTGTGGTGCCTACAAGTTGAATTAAATCGTATAAACACTTTTATGGAAACATTAGAGTTAGGGGATTTAAAATGATGTCAGATGACGATATACAAGCTGAACTAAACAGCATGAGTGAAGAAGAAAGAGAAGCCAATGACGCTGCTTGTGATACACAAATGGCAGATATGTTGTCAATGTACCAGGCAGAAAAGAAAGCTTACAAGATTGAGATAGCAGACAAGTTTAGAGAGTTCCTTTACAACAATTACACAATAGGCAATGGCGAGCAATTATTACGTGCTGAAGAAGATGGTATAGAAGATTTCTTACGTGAGAATGATTTACCGCCAGACATGGAGATAGAGTTATGAATGTATATAAAAAATTAAACGCAGCACGTATGACCTTACAAAAATGGGATTTATCTAAGTCGGGCCATAACAAGTTTGCAGGTTACAAGTATTTTGAGCTTGGTGACTTCTTACCAGCGATCAATACAATATTTGATGCTGTCGGTTTATGCGGTGTAGTGAGTTTTACTGCTGACTTGGCTACATTGACTATTGCAGACATAGAAGATGGCTCACAGGTCGTTATTACAAGCCCTATGGGTAGTGCAGCACTCAAAGGTTGCCATGAAGTTCAGAATATCGGTGCGGTAGAAACTTACCAAAGGCGTTATTTATGGGTAACAGCTATGGAAATTGTAGAACATGATGCTTTAGATGCAACTAATGGCAAAGAAGCACCAGAAGGCCGTGCTAAGGCAGCATTAAAACCTGCTCTAGCATTAGCAATGCCAAGCTTTGATACTTTACCTGCTGAAGAACAAGAGTTCATTCTTAACGTAGCGATGGAAATTACAGCAGCTATCAATGATGAAGATATGACCGAAGCCCACAGGTTAGCCAGTAGCTTAGACAATGACGAGAAACTAGCTCTATGGTCAAGACTTGATAGCAAACAACGATCAGCACTTAAACGCCACGCAGAATCATTAAAAGGATAATTAAAATGTTTACACCACTCAATTTCAGAAGTTCAATTAAAAGTCACACAACTAATGATGAGATGATATTTATAAAGGCAATCGGTAACTACCATTTAGATGCAATGAAGCTAGACAAGGTTACTTTATTAAACCGATATATTAAGTCTTTACAAGTCCGTAGTGATTGGAATGGCATGGATCAATATAAAGTTTTAGCTTTTGCTACAAAAGAATTAATGACTGAGATTAATAAGAAAGCAGGTAATACTTATGTTAATTCATAGTTT